GCCCATACCTCTTAGAAACTCTACCATCCATGTCAATAGACAAAAGGCATCCAGAGGATTTGGACACAACTGGGAATGACCATGCCGCAGACGCTTTACGCTACCTCTGCAAAGCACGGTTAATTGACTCTAAGTGGGAACAACCAGCACAGGTTTTCAATAAAGGTGTGATACAACTACAAAGCTACATCGAAAAGATTAGGGCGAGAAACGCAAAAAGTAGAATATGAAGAAAGTTGCTAAGTCACTTGTAAAGAAATACTCGCCTCGCTGGTGGAAGCAACAAATCACTATCTCCGAAGACCGCCGTAAACGCTTTATAGGCGATGCTGAAGAGTCCATAAGGGTATACAACGCCCAAAAGCAGATCGACAGCCTAAAGGACGCCCAGCGCCGCTTAAACGTATGGTGGTACTGCATTAACACCCTACTACCTGCCTATTACAGCTCTACCCCTAAAGCCGAAGTAAACCTAAGAAAGCGCACAGGTGGCATACCATACGAACTTGGTAGCATTATCCTTGAGCGTAATACCCAGTATTCAATGGATTGTCATTTTGACTTTGACAAAATTGGATACAATGCAGCTTTGCAGTTTTTGCTTACTGGGCAAGCTGTACTCTGGGCTAGGTACGAGCCTAAGTTTGAAACCGTATTCCAGCAAATAGCCGTCATACAGAACGAGGACGGCTCTTATTCTGACGGCAATGGTAACGCCTTTACCGATGAGTTAGAGGACATTACCGAGGCTCCTGGCGGCTTATTACTGGCGTCTGTAAAGGTAGAACAAAAAGTCAGTGAACGAGCAGTTCTAGACGTAGTGCAATACAATGATTACTTCTGCTCCGATGCTAGAAACGAGTCAGAAATAGAGTGGCAAGCAAGACGAGCGTTTCTTGATAGGGACCAAGCCGAAGCTCTATTTGGTGCAGAAAAAGCCGAAATGCTCAGCTATGATAGTTTCCCAGAGGTTATTAAAAAGGAAATCGCTAGAAACCAAGACAAATATGACGGCAAAGCTGAAGTGTTTGAAATCTGGTGCCAAGCTACAAACAAAGTCTATTGGATTCAAAAGTCAGGCGATAAAATCCTAATTGATGAAACTGAACCACCAATTAAGTTTGAAAAGTTCTACCCCTGTTCTGCTATCCGTCAAAGTCTTGACCCAGACAGCGTAATCCCAGTTTCAGACTACGCACACGTTAAAGATCAAATCCTTGAGGTTGAGCGGCTCACTACTCGTATTCATGCAGTTACTCAAGCCATCCGCACTAACTTTGCGTATGACTCAGCTATGGGTCAAACCATTGAGCAAATCTTTCAAGATGACCTAAAAGGCGTTCCTGTTAATAACTGGACGTCAAATCAAGGTCGTGGCGGTCTTGCCGCTGCTATGAGTTTCTATCCAGTGGAACCATTTATTAACGCTCTAAACGTGCTTCAAGGCGCTAGACAGACAGCCCTTCAACAGCTTTATGAAACCTTAAAAGTATCTGATTTATTGCGTGGTACTTCAGAGCAGTACAAATCAGCTACGGCCAATAGACTAGAGAATCAGTGGTCGTCACTTGGTCTCATTGTTCGGCAGAACATGTTTACCAAGTTTGTATCCGATGCCATTAGTAACCTTGGCACAATTATTGCGGAACAGTTTGACGATCAGCGCATCTTAGAAATAGCAGACGCAGATGAGCTTATTGTTCCAACTATCTACCTACCACCCCCACCACCTTCTCCAATGGGTCCAGATGGTATGCCACTAGGTGAGTCACCTCCCATGCCTGATATGGCGCAAATAGTGGAAATTACTAAGATGCAGATTCTTAGCATCCTACGGGACAACAAGATGCGTAATTACCGCATTGAAATTGCTTCTGACTCTATGATTGCTATTGACCAGCAACAACAACAGCAAGAGGGCGTAAACCTTCTTCAAACCGCTGGTAGTTTCTTCGATCAAATGAGAGGTCTCGTAGACCAGTACCCGCCGCTAGCTGAGTTTAGTATCAGCTTCTTTCAAAACATGATTAAGCGTTTTAAGGGAGGCAAAGAAATTGATGGTATCTTTACTAAAGCTCTTCAACAAATTGCGGAAATTGCTAAGGCTAAAGAAGAGGCTGCGAAACAGCCACCGCCGCCAGATCCAACCATGCAAGAAGTACAAGGGCGGTTGCAAATTGCACAGATAGAGTCGCAAGCTAGGCTGCAACAAGCGCAAATGGAGGCAAACGATAGAGCTGTTCGTAGCCAAATTGAAATGCAAAACCAACAGCTCAAAGCTCAACGTGACCAGCTCGATGCCCAAATAGCTGTTCAAAAACAACAGGCAGATGAATATTTTAAGCAACAAGAGCTAGCCCTTGCTCAGCAAGAGTTGCAAGTTAAGCAGTCAGCTGTTCAGGTTGATATGCTCAAAGTTCAGGCTGGTGCACAATCTGAATCCGATAAGGCTTTAATCAAGCAAGAATCTTCTCAAATGCAGCACATTCTAGAGATTCAAAAGCTAGAACTTGAGCAGATGCGCATTCGCTTATCCGAGTCTGAAAAGCTTATGGAAGAGCGTAGACTTGCTTCGGAACAACAGTTAGAACGTATCCGCATGAGTATGGAAACCATACAAAACAGGCCACAACCTGTTAGCGAAGGTGGTAAGCAGCAACCGATAGTAATTAACAATATCATCCCAAAGCCAAGTAAGAAGTTAGGTACGATTGGAACGGATGACATGGGAAATACAACTTTGTCTATTGATAACATTGATGATAATAAGGATTAGATTATGTCTATGACTAACGCTGCTGAAGCAGCACTTCTTGATTTGCTTTTTTTAAACACAGATTGGGCTAACATTGGCGATGTTGCTGGATTGCAAAACTCAGCTACGGCTGGAAGTTTCTTCATCTCGCTTCATACTGCTGATCCAGGCGAAGCTGGCAATCAATCAACCAGCGAAGCATCATATACTGGATATGCTCGCGTTGCTGTAGCTCGTACTGCTGGTGGATGGACTCGCACAAGCAGCACTGTTGCAAACACCGCACTTGTTCAGTTTGCTCAATGTACTGGTGGTTCGTCGATTGTAACACACTTTGGTATTGGAACTGATTCTACTGGTACAGGAAACTTACTTCTCAAAGGTGCTCTTACATCATCGCTTTCAATTTCCACCGGAATCCAGCCACAGTTTGCCGCTGGTGCTATGACTGCTAGTGTCGATTGATGAAAACTGCGGCCCAGCAAGCAATAGATGAGCAAACATTGCAACCACTATTTAAATGTGGTGATTGCAATGAAATTATCATTGTTTTCAATGGCCGCTTTTTTCGTACTTGTGAACATACAAATGCTGTAATTATTGCAACATCTGAAGCAGCAAAGGCGGTGACAAGTGGCAATAACTAGCGTTGGAGATTTAGCAAACTCTTGGACTAACAATAAGGTTTTCCAATCTAATTGGTTCAAAACTGCAAACCCTACGCCTAATTTCAACGGTCATTGGCTTGATTTGTCTATGGCCGCCGGTACGCCAAAGTTTAATCCTTACGTAGGAAATGCTCTGGAGTTTACCCCGCTTGTTGGTTCTGGCAATAACGGTATAAACGCAGGACTTGGGGGCGATAGCTATCTTGTTCGGTATCGTGCAAGCGGAAGTAATACCAGTAGTCACATTGCGCCAGGCAACTTCATGCTCATGGATTATGTTGGTTTTTATCCGCTCGTTGATATGGATTTCACCGATTTGCAGGTGTTTGATAATACGAACTATGCCAGCAGATACACATCTGGTTTACGTTTAATGGTTGTAACCACAATCCCTCAAAGCGTTTCGGGTGTGGCAGAAGTAAAGGTTACTTACACTGACAGTAATAATGTTCAAACAAGTGTAAGTTTTTGGGTAACAGCAATTAGTTCAATTGGAACCATAAATTGTCTTACCAGCAACGGATATTTTGACCGTACATTAGGCCCATTTGTTCCTCTTGGCCCAGGCACTATTGATGTAAAACAAGTAGATAGTATTACAATGCTTTCACCTGCTGGAGGTTTTTGTGCATTTGTACTTGTAAAACCAATATACGAAACTACGGTTTACAGTGCTAATACCCCTGTTGAACTTGAGTTTCCAAGAAATAAAGTACCAGCGTTTGTACCTTCTGGGGCTTATTTAAATCACATCGTTGGAACCGTACAAACTACGAGTGCAAGCGGATCAACGACAGGAGTAATTTGTTTTGCAAGAGAATAGGAGAATTGTATGGGCTTTAATAGTTACGACGATCTAATTACACAGGTCACAACAAATGGCAAAATTTGGACGCAACCGTGGAATAGAATTTCTCCTACTGCAATGACCGCTGGTCGATGGTTCGACTTGTTTCTTGGCAGTGGTGACAGAGGCCAGGGTTATCACGGTAATTACGTGAAAAACTGGGGCTTTGATTCTGCTGCTGATTGGACAGGCGTTGGTTCTGGTGGATGGGCTTGGAACGTAGCCGGTACCATGGTGCATACTGCGGGTACGGCTGGTGCTCTTTCTCAGACACCTCTTGCTACCATTGAGGCAAGCACTACTTACACAGTGATTGTAACAACATCATCTCCTGCTGGTATC